TTTCATATAATTCACTACATTTTTAGTAGTAGTTACTTTTTGATCATCTTTAATTTCATTGTTAATTTTATAGTCACGATCATCCGCAAATTGTATAAGATAATCCTTTAAACCAACATATAATGTTTGTCTATACAGATTATATAATCTTATCTGACCATCCCATATTTTGTTTTTATATGCAGGAGTAAATTGATAATTAGGAACTTGAAATGTAAAATACTCAGATATTTCTTTTGCAAGTCCTCTTTCACATTCAATCTTCATATAAACTTCATCTTGCAATCGTATTGTTATTTCATTATGTCCCATGAGTAAACTTAATCCAATCAATTGCTTCTCTTATTAACCATTGTCTATTTGAAATAATTTTGACAATCGATTCCAAATATCCTACTTTTAGTTTACCGTATGCAATTCGATTAGTTAATTTTATTATCTCCTCATCTGAATCCATGAATTTATCAATATCTTGTCTTAATACATTTAGTGGAAATGGTTCTATATCATTTTCATCTAATTCTTCTTGACTAATTTTTCCTGTATAATACAACCACTTAAACTTTCTAAGAATCTTAAACTCTCCTTCTAACTTTACTAGAATTAGTTTTTCATCCAATAGAATGTTTAGATATTTGTTATGTAGTTGTGGAGTTTTTAATGCTTCAATGTCTAATTCAGTTTTATCCATATCTAAATCAGAATTGACCATTTTTTTAATATCATCTAATATCATAAAGATCTCCTTAAGGAGAATTATATCACAGATAGTCTATAAGGTCAAGAATAAATTAAATAGATGTAATATCATATGAAGTGAATCTAAATGTAGCAGTAGAAATAATAGGTTCAGTATCAGTTGTTGATGAATCGAAATTAATTGCTCCGACAGATGTTGGTATTACACGATAAAAACTAACACTCTTTATTGGTTGTTTTGCACTATTAGTAATAATCAATTCTGCATCTGTAGTGTGAATATCTATATCTTCAAATTCTGTATGATCTATTAGATCTGAACAACTTCTAAGCCAATCATATAATTCTAACCAATTTTTCATATTTTCATCTACAATAAAATCTATTGTTAAATCATCATATGTGTATGAATCGGCTGATTTATGTAATCTAGCACCAAATCTTGTAGGTTGTACAATAGCATCCAAATTTAATGAGGGTAGGTTTACTTTTTGACAAAAATATGTTATTGTAGGAACCTTGGCCATTGTAAATCTAAAATAAGTATTCATTAACGGATTGTTTGTTTCTGGTTGTCTATTGTCAGGAGTTTGATAATACTCTGAAATTGAAATTTGACTTTCACCAGTTAAGCCACTAGCCATAAGAAAATCTCCTATATTTGTCCTTATTATGTATATAAAAAACAAGAGAGGTCATATGACCTCTCCCGTTCATTATTGGAGTTATCTACTTAGTTTCTAACCTTAGTTCGAAGTACCATGAAGGTTAAGAACACGGAAGATACGGTAGTACTGATTCTTTCGAACCGTCAGGGATTCACCATCAGGTGTTCCGTTGGGGTTCCCATTTGTAGTAACGAATGGGTTACTTACCAAACCGTAACGAGTCTTGAATCCAATCTTGGGCTGGAAGGTGTTCTCACCCACTGCACGGACCATCTGAAGTGGTACATACGGGCAGTAGAAGAGTCCAGCATCATATGGATTACTTCCGCGATATCCAACACACACGTAGTTAGTTGGAACCTCTACGCTGAATGCGCTAGATTTCTCTGTTGCATAAGGATCGATGTAAACCTTGAACTTACCATTTAAGACACCAGCAAAGGTATTACCAGTATCATCAATATCAAGATTGACATTGAGTGCTGGTGACACATTCAGGAATCCACCCATTGCAAGAGCAGAAGCAGTATCACTATCGCAGATAATGAAGTTACCTTTTCCTCTACGAGTCAACTTTGCAATGAGGTTTGCTTCGCGTTCGATCTGGAACATGAGGCCACGCCATTTCTCTGCACTCCATCGACCGTCAGCGTCCTTGTCAAGATCATAGATGCCACCAAGTTTAGCAGCAGGGTTGTAGGGCACGCCAGAACCACTAGAGTCCTGAGCATACTGAAGATCTTTCTGCTGGGCACCGAGTTTCGAAACACCGTAGATTGTACGGATGATTTCACGGTTAATTTCAGCAAGAATCTCAGTACTAAGAATATTAGCGAGTTCAGTCTCAGCATCAAGGCCGTGAATAGCACGGAGATCCTGAGCGAGTTCGGTAGTGTACTCTGCCTTGAGGGCGCGAGTCTTAGCACTTACTGATGTACGCTCAATACTGAATGCCATCTGAGAGAATGCAGTCTGTGTTCCAAGATCCTCAGCAGCACCACGAGACATTCCCTGAGTAATGCTGATATCACCAGCAGTGTATCCCAGTAATGGATCGAATGCAAGGGCAGCCGTAGCACCACCAGTACCACCAGCATTACCTGCCTCGAAGAAGAGTCCTTCTTCACCACCATCAAGAGGAGAGGTTCCGTGCTGTGCTTTAAGTGCAAAAATGAGTCCAGTAGGTGCGCTCATTGGCTGAACACCACAGACATCATATGCCATCAGGTTGGGCATTGATCGACGAACAAGTGAGATAAGAATAGGATCGTAACCACCCCAAGGTCTTTGCTGGCCACTAACACCACCTAAAGCAACACTGGTGGAGTGACCACCAAGTGAGGAGTAAGGACCTTCTGTCAGGTCGCCGCCCCAAGAAATATGCTCTTCGCGTAATGCTGCTTCTTGGTTTTCCAAAAGCATAGCAGTTACTTTTCTCTTATATCCATCAGAGATGGGCTCCATATCGGAATGGTCCAATACAGGGGCCCACTTTTCACATAACGTATCGTATGGTGTAACTCCGTTGAAATCGCTTGACATTTGTATCTCCTTGTTTCTACCTAGTCTAGTATTTTCTACTACCTTATAGTTATAAAATTTGAAAGTTCAACCAACCGTATTTGAAACTTTAATCTCTGCTGATCTAGTAAGTGCAGCAGTATATGCACCCATAGCACCACTTCCCTCAGAAACATTAGACGATAATACATCATCTTCAGATCCTGAATTATTATCACCTAAAACGTAATTCTCTTTAATGATTTGTAACTTCTCTTTATAATTATCTTCGTCATTAAACTCAATATTTTCTGCTAAGGTGCGAACCTTTTCAACATCAATATCTACAAGATCATCAGTTACTTCATTAAAGATTTCATCAGCAGTCTTACTTTTAACCTCATTTTTAAGTTCAATATTTACATTAAGTTCATCTTGTAACTTCGCTTCGAGGTCAACAACTGCTTGTGCAAGATTTTCAACAAGATCATACTTCTCTTCTGGAACTTCAACATAATTTGCTTCGAAGAGATCTCTAAGACCGCTTAAGAAACTTTCTGAAACATCTGCACGAATTCCAGATTCAACTGCTAATTCGTTCTCTTCCATCCACTGCTCAACAACATATGAGAGGTAATCATCTAGTTTTCCAGACAATTCTCTTGTAATTGTATTAGTATGCTCTTCAAGAACGGCTGAGTGTTCTGAACGAAGTTCCTCTTCTACTTCTGAAATTCTTTCGTTGATAGCGGCTTCAAAGATGGTTGTAGCCTTAACTTTGAAGTCTTCAGAAAGATCCTCTCCATTAAAGAGTGCATTAACATGCTGTTCCATTCTCTCTTTTGGAGTACCACTTGCTTTGGCTTTATCAAGTTTACCAGAAGCCTTTGAGGCTTTAGCCTTAATATCAGACTGCTGACTTGTCTTAGTTCCTTTTTTGGTAGGAGTGGCCTTCTTACCTTCAGTATCCTGATTGTCATCAACGTCTAGAATAACTTCTGCGCCCTCCTCGACATCTTCATCGTCATCCTCATCTCCGTTACCGTTCTTACCATTCTTGCCATTCTTTCCATTCTTGCCGTTCTTACCATTCTTCTTCTTTAACCACGGAGGCAACTCTCCCTCTTCGACTTCATCTTCATCTTCATCTTCATCATCGTCTTCATCATCATCATGATCTTCCGCTTTAGCCTTTGCCTTTGCTTCCTCTAGATCATCGATTTCATCCTGAAGGGTATCTTCAAAAGTTTCCTCTTCAAGTGCTTCTCCAGCAAGGATTCTTCTTGCAGTTTCAATTGGATCCAAATAGTCCATGTGATTTTCTCCTTTAGGC